TCCTGATATACCAAAAGATGTAATAGAAATACTTGCTATTGCATATGACGGACTCGGTTTAGGTGAAGCAGGAGAAGTACAGGGAAAAATAAAGAAAATTATTAGAGATAATGGTGGAATTATCACGCCAGAAGCCGTTGACGGTATAAAAGATGAAATTGGTGATACGCTCTGGTATTTAACCTCAATGTGTGGAAACCTTGGAATAACTTTAGAAGATGTTGCAAAAGCCAATATCGAGAAACTTCACGATAGACGTGCGAGAGGTGTACTTGGTGGAAGTGGAGATAAACGATAATTATGAAAGACCAAATATCAGTTACAGACAATATAATAGGTATTAGTAAAAATATTAGTGAAAATACTATGATTGGAGTAACACCATTAGAAATTAATTATAAAAAATTAATTAAAGAAGCAAAATTTCCGTTTAAGAAACATGATGATGATGCTGGATTTGATTTAACTGCAATTTGGAAAGAAGAAAATGATAAATATATCGAATATGGGACTGGATTAGCTTTCGATATACCTAAAGGATATGTAGGATTTTTATTTTCAAGAAGTTCAATTACAAATAAAGATATATTACTTAAAAATTCTGTTGGGGTAGTAGATTGTGGATATGTGGGGGAAATTATGTTTAGATTTTATCATTTAGAAGGAAATGATATATATAAGGTTGGTGACCGTATTGGTCAAATTATTTTTATGAAACTTCCAGAAATTGAATTAGTTGAAGCACAGGAATTAAACAATACTGAAAGAGGAACTAGCGGGTATGGTAGTTCTGGTAAATAACTTTATATAAAATAATTTAAAATGATTGAAAATACAAACGTAATTCCTTATATAAAAGAAGATGGTAATGCAATTACCATTAGAACAGGAGTAAAATGGTATAAAAGATTATGGTACATAATTACTAATCCAATCACATACATTTTTGCAGGTCGTATAAGATACTAAAAATAACATTATATTAAAATCGAGATTATGAAGGGTACAACTGGAATCAAGATGCGCAGAGAATCTGCGAAAAAAATGCTTGAAGAACAACTCAAGCGTGGCACAAAGCCAGAGAAAATAAATGGGAAAACAATTAGTAATATGGTTGCACTAACCGATACCGATAAGAAACGTATTCAACGTGAAATTGAAACATTAAGTGGTTTAAAGAAATAGTAACACCGATATCCATTCTCATAGTATTTATATTAAAATAATGCCATGAAAATTGAAAAATATTTTTTATATATAAAAACAAGTCCATTGGGTTTAAAATACTTAGGTAAAACAACGAAAAATCCTTTTATTTATAATGGAAGTGGTAAAATATGGAAAAGACATATTAAGAAACATAATTTAACTTATAAGGAAATTAAAACTGAAATTGTATTCGAAACCACAAATAAAATGGAACTAATAAGACTTGGTAATAAATTAAGTGTAAAATATGATATTGTAAAATCAAAAGAGTGGGCAAATTTACGTGTTGAGAATGGTGATGGCGGTGATACATCAAAATTTATTGATTATAGTAATCCAATCTTTCACCAATCCAATAGAGGAAAACATTTACACACATTTAATTCCGAAGAAGAAAAAAAAATAATTATAGCAGAACGCACATCAAAAATTGATTATAATAATCCTGAAAGACTTAGAAAAATAAAAGAAAATACTAATTGGGATACTTGGAGAGAATCAATTAAAAAACGAAATTTGGATTATAAGAATATGCGTAGAAATGTTGTAAACAAAAAACCAATATTACAATTAGATTTAAATGAAAACATTATTAGAGAATTTAATTCAATAATGGAAGCATCAAAAAAACTTAATTATGGTCGTAGTGGTATTATGCAATGTTTAAGAAAAAGAAATAAAACAGCATTTGGATATAAATGGGAATATAAAAATAATTAACAATAAATAAAATTTCAAAAGAATGAAAATAATTAAACCAAATTATGAAATATTAACACCAATTGACGGTGATGAAATCTTAAAAATTATTGAAAAGGTAGCTAGAACATGTTATAAATCTGAAGATAAAATAGATAATGAATCAGCGAATAAATTAATAACAAGATTAATAACTAGTGGTCATGAAGCCATGATTGAGTTTTTTGATATAACAGTTAAATTTATTTGCGATAGAGGTGTTTCACATGAAATTGTTAGACATAGAATAGCTAGTTATGCTCAAGAGAGTACTAGATATTGTAATTATAGTAAGGATAAATTTGATAATCAAATCACTTATATTCGACCTAATTTCTGGAATGGGTGTCCTGAATCAGATGATGATTGTGAAAAACATGTTATTTTAAAACAAGTGTTAATTGATATTGAAAAAGCATATAATAAATTAATTAAATTAGGTGCATCACCTCAAGAAGCGAGATATATATTACCCAATGGATTAAAAACTGAAATTAATGTTAAAATGAATTTAAGGGAATGGAGACATTTTTTTAAATTAAGATGCTCTAAAGCAGCACATCCACAAATGCGTGAGTTAGCAATACCATTACTTAATGAGTTAAAAAATAAAATACCTTTAATTTTTAATGATATTAATTAAAAATTAAATTATTTACTGGATTAAAAAAGAAATAATCATGGCAGAGAAAAAAATATTTAAAATCAAGATTAAAGATATGACTGAAGAGGAACAAGAACAGTTTTTCAAAGACGTTATCGCAAAATTCAAAAAAGACCCAACATCATTTACTGATGAATATATATGGGATGGTATTGTATATTTCACAAAGAAACGAGATGATTTAATTGAGCATCTTGTCGAAAAAATCAAATATAATGAAGAAGAAGAATTGATTCAAAACACATTAAGAAATATTCTGATAATAACTAAGCAACTTAAAATGATGGAAGATGCTAATATTATTTATCGAATAAATAAAGAAAAATAGATTGAATGATAATACTTTATATATTGATATTTTTGCTAATAGCAATTGTAATTCTTCTTGCGATGGCATTATATATGTTCGCAAAGAAATCAATATATTTCTCTGATAAAGAAAAGGATTTTATTGTTTTCGTCATGGATATATTCAAAGAATATGGTGATGAATTAGGAATTCAATCTAAAGAACAACATAAAAAACTTGTAGAAGAACTTGATAAAATAAAAACAAAAAAACTGAAACATGAATAAAGATAAAAAAGCAATTGGTAAATTATATGACGAAACGCAGCACACCGAATTTAGAATGTGTCACTTTTTAAATAAAAACAGACCGATGTTCTTAATTGATTTGGGATATTGTTTTGAAATGGAAGCAAGTACACAATACAATAAGAATGATATTATATTGGTTCAATATCCTCCTGATAGGAATGAAAAGAAAAGAATTATTCGAATTGAATATGAATACGGTTTGAAACAAGTCAAATGGGATTTGGAATTTCCACGCAATAATTGGAAAGCACTTAATCTGGTAACAAGAAAAAAATATGGTGAAAATTTTCCATTGTTCATAAAATCATCAAAAACATATAACAGTTTTTTTGCAGTTGATTGTAGAAATAAATTTGTCCAACAATTTGATATAGAAAAACTTCCTTATAATTTGGACTTTGAAACAGATGATTTGTTTTATCGAATCTATTGGCATGAAGTTGCTCAACATCAATATATTGATGATAAAACAACTAAGAAATTAGTTAATGGAAATATTTGTCTTATTGAATTTAATCTTTGGGAAACATTTTATCATTTTCTTTGGCAAAGATTTCTTATTGGCTAAATCCTTTTGTTTCGCTTAAGAATGGTACAACGTCTTCTTTCACAGGAATACCTACAATTTTTTTCCAATATGGTTTAAAACCACCGATGGTTTTCTTTGTCTCATCAGTAACATTATTTGCACTTTCAATTTCGTAATATCTATTCTTTTCACCACTCATATTATATTCAATAATGTCACCCCTATCAATTTCTAATTGTTTTTCTTTGAGTTCTTTGAGATAAATACCAAAACTAATATTACCACTATCATCACGTGCAATTCCACCAGCATTTCCACCATAATATTCCTGTTTACCTTCTTCAATTGTTACCATAACACTGATTTCAACAGGTGGCATAAATTTTTTATCCTTGGTTTTTGATTGACCATATAGATCATGGGATTTGGTTTCAAGCAAATTGATTTTATGAATTCTAACGGTTTGCGCATTATCGGTTTGCAAGAAATTTCTTCCATACATCACATCCAAATCAAAAGAATTATCAGTCATAAATAATCCCATTCGATTATTCTCAAGGTCTATTAATTGCTTTTTCTTTTTCATTTTTAAATCGGTATAATAGGATGCATTGGTGGTTGATATCCACGTTCCTTATTAACATTCTCAGCAATTCTTGCTCTTTCTTCAACTAATTTATCTTGACTCAATGCTAAAAGTTGTTCTAAAATTAATTTCTCAGTTTCTTCTTTTAATTTAGTGCCTTCATCAAGTAAATGACGATAATCCATTGTCAATTGTTTCTCGGTTACTCCAAGTTCACCACTATAAAAACCACGAATACCACCAATTACCATTTTTGTTTTGGCTATTAAAAGATTTCTTATTTGTTGACGAGCAACATCATTCATTTTACCCCATTCTAATATTTGAGTTGGTGGATCAGATGGTAGTTTAACAATATCACTGTTTTCTTCCAAACATTTATCTCTTTCACTTCCTAGTGTATCATAATACCAATACCATACTTTTCTACCACTATAATGTTTGCCCCATGTATTGGCAATTTCGTGACGATCATCAGGTATTGGATATAAGTGTAACATTTTCTCACCACTTGCCAGACCAGTGATACGATATGTTAGTATTGATTGTAAGACTCTCTGCTTCATTCTACGGTCTTGTGCACTTAACAACGTTGAATAAGTAGGCTGAACATATAATGCAGGACGACCAAGATAAGACATACCCATCATACCAGCACTCCAAGCATTTAATGCAAATGGGTCAACAAGACCACCATCAATTTCAGGTGGTGTTTCCCAAAGTACTTCATTTACTTCTCTACCAGCAGGGATAATATAATGTTGAGTATGTGCTGAACAAACTATATAATCTCTTTTAAGTTCCCAACCAGTTGCTGCAGGAGCATTTGTACCCAAACCAACTTGACGTGAATATGCATATGTAAAACTTTCCATATAAGAATTTGGTTTAGTTGTGAATGCTGCAAGAAAATCTCCCGTTTCTTTATTCATACCTTCTAATCCAATCCATTGTTGATGAATTAACCAATGATTAAGTAATGATGAATAATCTTCAACAGCCATTTCTAAATAAGAATCCATCATTTCATCCATAATTTCAAAAGGACGTAATGGATATCCTAATTCGTGCTTAATTTTAAGATATAATTTATTTTTATCTACTACTGTAATTAATGCCATGTTGCAATCTTTTCTAATAAATACTAAGAAGTTTTTTTAAAAAAATGTTTCATTCTTAAAAAATTGTTATATATTTGTTGTTACGTGAAAAAAGATGTTGCATATCAAAAGTTAAATGAGGAACTGAAACAATTAAACCCCATTAAATTATATAAGTGTACTAAATGTGGTGTTGAAGAACCAATTTGGTGTATAATTGATAATTGGTGCATTATTGATGGTGAAAATTATTGTATAAAATGTCAAGAAAAATATAAAGTTGGATGGTATGAACCTAAAAAGAAATAATTATGTTTAATATTAAATATGAAATTGGGTTAAATGAACATAAAAGACCCTGTATCGAGTTACCATTGGATTACGAACAAAGACCCGAAGACAGATTTTTTGTAATTGAAGTTACTAGATATATTCTACAAGACTTGCTTAGACGCAGAACAGA